TAGATATCCGTTATTCCGTTGGGCAACCAATGGGGGCATACTCATCCTGGGCTGTGATGGCATTGACACATCATGTGTTAGTGCAGATTGCAGCTTTGAGAGTTGGTCATAATGGTTACTTTGTACATTATGCGCTTCTTGGTGACGATATAGTTATCGCCAACCATGATGTTGCAATGATGTATCTTCAAGTTATGAAAGAGATTGGAGTGGGAGTTAATAGATTGAAATCTATTGAGTCCGCCGCCGGTGTGGTAGAGTTCGCAAAAAGATGGGTTCATCCTCATCTTGGAGAGTTCTCGCCTATCGGTGCCAAATTGATCTTAGCTGTGATTAAAAACGTAACACTATTTCCAGCACTCTTTACAGAGATGGCTCAAAAAGGTTTTACTCTTTATCCTAGCAGTATTGTTGCAGTTCTCCAAGGTCTACTTAAGATCCGAGGACGGAAAGTTCCGTCTCCCGAATTCTTAAGAGATATTGAAGTTGCGGCGTTGGCACCTAATGGTATCCTGGATAAAGGCCACATGATCTCCGAATGGATGAATGTGTGGATCTTACGAATCACAGGATCTACAATTGACGATTTTGTTACCCGAAACATGCTTATTAAGCCGTTTTGGGATAAACAGATCGCCACAGTAGATGCTCGACCAGCTGAAAATCTGGAGTTCTTCCTAACTAAGTTTTGGAGAACTCCGATGATCAGAGGACGATTAACCGCTTGGCTACTGCAGCCAATGTTAATTGTCAGTCCAGCCTTTTGGTTATACCTTAGAGACCTCATTGAGGCCTTTAATGCTAATCATTCATTCTCACTTCAGATGTACGGAATAGTACATGCTGCAGATCCGAATGCTAGAAAACATATTTCTTTAAGTATGTTGCCAGAACATTCTTGGAATCGATCCATTGATTGGACTGAAAGAGGAGTAGTTGCTAAACACACGCTAGCCCTTAAGGAGTATGGTGAGGCTCTACGTCGGGTTGAAATCCCCGAAATGAGACGACCTGTACTTCTTTTAGGAGACGGTATTGAGCGCGATTTCACTAAGAAACCACTACATGCTACGGAATAAATCCCGGTAGCTCCACTCGTTCCCTATATCTTTAAGATAAATCACCTAAGACGTGGTGGGTTCAAGTTAAAGAAGAGCTTTCAAGTAGTAGTGACTGTGCATAGGCGACCTTAGTCTGGTTTCTGACTATCATGGTTAAACCTCTTGGAGGTGGGGAGCCATGATTAG